CCTTCTCCATCACGACCCGCGTCTGCGTCCAATCATGCAGCAGCCGAGCCCATCCGACACGACCCTCCATCGCGAACCGCGTGCACCCCTTCGAGCGCGCCCAGGCTTCGAGCACTGGCTGCAAATGCCGCCAGTTCTCAAACCCACGGCCGGCGATGCCCCAAAAGCGCGCCTCCCGCAGCCGCGGCCATTGCAGTATCTGCGTCAGGCAAATGCCGGTACACTGGTCGCCGCTCATCACCAACCAAAGGCCGATCTGCTGCGCCTCGATGTGGGCCAGGATGTCCTCAGCCAAAAAGCGGCCGCCCGTTTCTGCGGCGAGTTTTTCCGCCCATGGCCGCACCACCGCCCAGCGCTTGCGCGCATCGGGCGCTTGCACCCCGTAGAGATAAGCCGAGCGGTCCAGGCACGCGCTCACGAGCCACCGCCCATCATCGGCACGCCGTTGAAAATCTGCTGCCACATGGCCGGGCTGATGTTTTGCAACTGCGGCGGCAGCGCGCCGGCAGCACCCGCACTCGGCATCGCCGCACCATTCCCCCCGCCCGCTGCCGACATTCCACCGGCCCAGCCAGGCGCGCCGCCGCCGGCGATGGCGAACCCAGGTGCCATGCCAGGCGTGCCAGTGGTACCCTGCAACGCCCCTGCCTGAGGCGGCGCGCCGGCCAAGCTGAACGGGTTCGTCGGAGCACCGCCCGATCCCATCAGCTTTTGCAATCCGGCCCCGATGGCCTGCAACTGACTGCCGACCTGCGCGCCCTGCTGGCCCTGCTGCGGTGCCTGAGGTGCTTGCGGGGCCTGCATACCGGCATGGTTCGTGCCGCCCTGCTGCGCCATCGCCATGTAATACATCAGCGGCGACATGCCGCCCCCGCTCGCCCCGCTCGCACCTGCCCCACCCGCGTTTGGCGTCATGGGTCCGCCACCCGCCGCTGTGCCGCCCACATTCGGCATCCAGTCATACATCAGCGCCGCCCTCCTGGTCGGATTCCGTCAACATCGACACCGCCGATGTGCTGCCACACCGCCGACTGCGGCTGCTTGATGTGTGCCCGCATGAACCGCGCCTTGATGCGCTGCGGACATTTTCCGGCGATGTCCATTGCCACATCCGGCCCGACCGTCAGCGCATCTTCCATGCGATTGCGATACTGAATCGCCACCGTTGGCGCGCCGCCATCGGAAAGCGGGCGAACTTCCTTGCCGATGCGCGCCAGCATTCCCGGAACAGGCTGCTGTTCGACGGTGCACACCTCGGCCGGCAATGCCGCGCCGGTCCAATGGTAATAATTCCCCGAGCTATCCAGCGTGGCCATCACATGCGCAAAGTCCGATCTTTTAGCAACGCCGCCGGAGTCGTAACACCCGGTAAATGCCAAAATGTGAAAGGCGGATATGTAACAATAAGTCCATTTCTGAAAGTCCTTGTGATAAAACATCACAAGTACCTGACCGTTTGCGAGTGGGCCTATAGCTTGCGAAAAAAGCCAGAATAGGCAACGTGTCTGGGTGTTGTATCCGCCCGTCACGGTGCGAACATTGTTGCCGGACACGATAACAGGCGATGCTGCTGACATTGCGAAATGATCGACCTTGTTTTCCCCAATCGGAAACACATTCACGCCGTCGCAAGCATAGAACCCATTTTCTCCAAAGTAATAAGCCATTCCCTCAGTGACGACGATGCTATCGGCCCATTGCGTTCCGCGAGCCCCGGAAACATTATAGAAGTTGAACACGTCCGGCGCACCGACGTAGGTTGCCTGCTGCACGCCATATTCGAAAAATACTAGAAAATCACAATTTATCAGGTTCGAGCATAAACCCGAAACAGTACCCTGGCTGCCGTCGAAATCGTTATAATCGGATTGCACCTGGAGCGCCGCCGGCGTGCCTGGAGTGGGCCAGTTGGTCGGGTCGTTAAATGCGCTCCACCAGACTCTATAGGGAACACTCCCATTAGTCGGATCGTAGGTATTTCCGGCAATCGCGAAATCTTTTGCGACGCATACATAAATTCCAGCGGGAGAACCGGACAAGACATTTGCTGTGGAAGAATTACAAATCCACTGCATCATGTTTTGACCACCAACGATCAAAACAGTGTTTTTGAATTGCGCAAAACGAAAATTCGAGAGGTAGGCGACAAATCCGCTTAGGGTTATCTGTTGCCAGCCTAAACCTGAAGTCAGCCCATAAAAAAACACTTCGTTGTTGCCATCTCCGACGAGGATGTAGTGCGCGGAATACTCATCGATTGCGTCAAATGCATTTCCTATGAAACTTGGCATGCCGCCTGGTAGCGCGCCGGACGGCACTGAATACGAGCCCGACGTTGAAGCCGTGGATGGGCCTGCCAATGGCCCATACGTTTCGGAATCGGCCGGCACCACCCCGGACACGACGGGCGCGCCAAGCAAGGGCGCTTTGTCCGGCTCCCACGCCGCAACTGGCCACACTGTCATGGCCCATGCGCCCGGATGCGCAGCGGGCCAAGCCGCCGCGTCGTCTCGGAGTCGAGGCCCTGCTTGGCCCGCGCTGCGTCCTGCTCACAGCGTGCCGCGGCGGCATCATCCTCCAAGATATCGCGATAGATGATTGCTTTGGCGGCCTGCCGGATCAGCCGCTCGCCCCAGGTCATCCACGGGTTGACGTCGGTCGCGTTGACCAGCAACTGCCACCGCAGCGTGCCAGCCCCGATGATCGGATAGACCTGCGTGGGGATGGGATAGAGCCTGATCTGGCCGCCGTTGAAGCACCAGTCGGTAGGCAGGCCGAGCGCGGTTGTGATGACGCTGCGATCGTCCATCCAGCCAGGCGTCCGCGGCGTCAAGCGCCAGCGGTTGCTCGTGCCCTGGATTACGCGCAGCATGTCGAGGTGCACCACGCTGCCGATCAGCGTGTCAGTGCCCGGCCCATACCATTCTTGGCCGACCGCCGTGTTGAACAGCGGGGATGACAGGATCGGCGCGCCACCGGAATCGGTGGTGATCCTCCCACTGCTGTCGAGCACCGGCTGTTCATCCCAGCGCATTTCGTTGAACCAGAAGCGCGAGCGCTCATACTCACGAATCGCGTCCTGAATGGCGTTGGTAATGTGCGATGTCGTGACCGCCGTCGCGCCGAGAACTTCATCGGCAATGCGACTCTGCATCGTGCCGTATGTCTGATCCGCCGGATAAGCAGTCGAGCCGCTCACGGGGAGCCGCTCTGTGTCACCGTCCCTTTGAAAATGGCGTTGCCGGTGCTGTCGGACACGCTGAAAATACGCGTTGTCCCTACGACATACACAAGCTGGCCATTATTGTGATTCAAGCACGAGAGCACTGAACCGATGTCCCAGCAAATTTCCTGATTGTCAGCCATCACCATGCCAGCCGGCGAAGCTGACAGGGACAGGTTCAAAGCCGCGGTGGAGTACTTGCCGGAAAGCACGATGCCGTTCGGTTCTGCGCCAGCGTCGTAGATAAACGCGGTTGTCTCGCTGGTGCTGTTGTAAATCTTGCTGTACGAATTCGTCCCGTTCACGTAGTTCTGCAACTGCTGTGCGGTCACCGTGTAATCGGCACCATTCTGCTGGATCGGCCCGAAAATCTCCGGCCCGGCAAGGCTCGTCACAAGCGGATACGACGTGTAGGCAGCGGCACCCGCGAGCACCGCCGACACGCCCAGCCCAAAAAACAAGAGCGCCTCGCGCGCCCTCATTTCTTCTTCATCCCTTTCTCGGCCTCGCGGCGAAAGGGCGGCGGACTCTCGTTTTTGGTCGCCCCGCCGCCCATCGGCTTCTTGGTCATTTTCGCGGCTAGCGTCTTGCCACGGCGGCGCATTCCCGATTTTGCCGCCATGTCACTTTCCCTTCGAGCCGGGGCGCATGTCGGAACTCTCATACGCCGGTTTCACGCCCGACAGGCCGGGTCCGACGGTGTGGTTCTTGATCTCGGCACCGCGTGCACCTGGCGGTGCTTTGACGTTCGAGCCCTTCGACCAGCCGCCGGGGCCGGGACCGGTCGCGGGGCCTTGGCTTTCGCTCTTGTTCCGATTGATCTTCATGTCATGCGTCCCTTGTGAAGCCGAAGAGCAGGCGCATCGTCCCTGCAACCGGCGTGGTCGCAGCGTGCGTGATCGTCACGAGAAGCTGCGTGGGGGTGGCGGCTGTGAAGCCGAGCGTGCCTGGCACATTGGCGACCGCAATGCCGCCGCCTTGCCCCGCGGTCGCTCCGACGATGAACGCGCCCAGCGCCCCAGCGTACCCGGCTTCGAAAGTGAGGCCGTTCGAGCTGTCCAGCGAGTTTGTATCGACGCGAACGTCGGTCAGGTAATACCCTGCCGGCATAGTCGGGCCATAGATCGTGTCGCCGTTGGCCAACGCGGTCGTGAGCGCGACGGAAAAGATGACCGACGCATCATTGCGGGCCAGGGTTTTCTGTGGCCTGTTCGACGAACCGGTGACGATGCTTGTTGCAAACCAATTTGCCATATCACCGCTCCTTACGAGTGCGCGACGGCGTAAGACGACATGACCACCGTCCCGAAATCATTCGCCGTGTAGGTTGAGCCGCCCGAGGAATAGGTGACCGGAAAGGTGGTTTTCTTTATGCCGAAGATTGATCCGGCTTCGACGCCAAGCTGGTTGCCGTAGTCGAACGTCTCTTCGTTCCAGTCCATTTTCTCGGCACCGGAGTTGCGACCAAACGCCAGTTGCGCGGCCTGCGCGCCGCACAAAACGGCCCGGCGCACCGTTGGAATCGATGCCGCCGTGCTGCTGTTGCAGCCGTTTGTGATGCGCTGTGCCTCGTGCAGGATGATGCCGTTATAGACGCCCAGGGCACCGTCAAAGATCGGGTTGTCCTTGACCAAGCCGCCGGTCATTGCGGCTTTCTGGATATCGTACCAGGAGCCGGCGGCCGTGCTCGCTGTTCGCAGATCGGTGACCTGATACGGGTGCAGGAACGCGACGTAAAATTCCTCGCCCTTGATCCGGATTGGCCGGATCGGAACGCCGATGGTCGTGGCTGACGTGTTGTTGGGCTGAAGCGTGCGCGCGCGCTCCTTGGCGCGGTCCAGCATTTGCAGGTTGAATATGTTCGCCGACGATATGTTTTCGTCCCCGAACACGCCGGCGTCGGCAGACACATAATGCGCTTG